CTCGTACCAACCCTCTTGCATATAATCTAATATAGTTTCAATCATGCTATCTCTATCAGGGTTAGTCATAGTACACCTCTAGTTCTTCTATTAAATCTGCTTTTTTATAATCTTCGGCTTCTAAAGATAAATCTCCACTAGGACAATTTCTCCATTCCCCTTTAATTTCTGTACCATCATTTTCTAGTATCTCTCTAGCTTGTGCTTCGTTCTCTGCTATTATGGTATAATTCATAAAGCACGGAACTGAAAATACAAATTCATATTCTTTCATATTTTGTTAACCCTTTCGTAACTTAATTCAATCTGTAAAAAGTATGATAAACTAGAGAAACTAATATTGTCAAGGGGGTATTTTGAAAAGACTTTTGAAGTGGGCATTTAAGCCACAGAATTACTATGCAGATTTAGACATGATAAGTCATCTTGAAGATGATTACTATCACGATATATATAAGCCATCAGGGGAGTTCACTAGATTTTATCTAGCCCAAGTATAGCCATGAAGAAAGATACCAATCAATCAGCTTTGGTCTTGTTCCTGTATCTCACTATCTTGTTGAGTTTCCTGTTCCTGACTATCTAAAATTTCAGGGGGGTTTTCCTGATCCTTAACTAAAATTTCAGCACCCTCTTCCATGCTAGACCATACGGTGTTTTTAAATTCAGTAGGGTTCATCTTCTTCGCATCTGTGCTAAGGTCAATGTGTTCCTCTATATCAGAGAGTGTTACATGGTCAAAGATGTGCAATCCTGCAAACCTTAATATCTTTAACCTCTTGTTAAAAAGTTTAGCGTTCTTCTTAGTGATCTTGTTTATTCCCACAAACATAGTTGCTTGTTCTAAAAGTTCTTTCATACTTAACTCGTTAGTCATTCTTTTCTCCTAAATCTATGTCTTTTAATAATTGTTCTAAAAAGTCATGTTGTTTATTTTTCTGAGTAAATAAGGCAGAGTATACTTTTCTTTTTAATGAAATCCCAACTTGCCTACCAAAATATTCAGCTTTAGCTAAAGAGATTTCTCTTAACATATATAGTTCCATCTCTGATATTTTTATAGGTATAGTTTGTAATGCTGATTTATTCATACGCATATGCTCTAAGATCCCGTTCCCAATCTTATCAATTAAATCTATTGGCACTGCCACTAAAGATAATCTAATTTGAGGCTTTAAAGGAAACATGTGTTCCAAGTCCCTAGAGTCAATCATCAGCGTAATTGCGTCATCTATGAATAAAAGTTCGTATAATGTTAAGTTGATTACACGATTTTCTACCTCACTAATTTTATAGTTTTTTTCATTATCTGACATTTAGTTTAAACCTCACTCTCTGACATTTTGAACAGATGAGTTTTCTTTTAGGGGAGTCAGGATAGACTTCTACTAAACCATAATCACACTCTGTTATTTTAAGTAGACAGAGAAATCTTTTTATGAACTTCATATCAATCCTCTGTCTATCTGTTTATTATTTATACTGACGGCGTTAGCCACATTCCTAATATTACTAAGAATATTAAAAACTTCCAAGCATCTGTTATTTGCATGAAACCTCCACAATTTCAATTTTATTAATTTACTTAGTATAATATAGTATAACACAATTTTAGTAAAAGTGAACATAATATGAAAATTAGAAAAGCTGGTGTTCCACCATTTGTAAAAACTAAATACGACATTCAGAAAGCTAGACCAATTGAAGATTATCTTTCTAATAAAGTTCCGATGCAAAGCGACAAGCTGAAGATCAGGATTATCAAAGAGGGTATCCTTGATCCTATCTGTGCTATATGTGGTTTGGCTTATTGGATGCAAGAGGATATTCCTTTAGAACTTGACCATAAAAATGGCGATCATAATGATAATAGGAAAGAGAACTTGCAGTTGATATGTCCTAACTGCCACGCTCAAACCGATACTTATAGGGTTAAGAAAAAGGGTGCTAAGTCTGCTATTGATGTTCATGGTGGTGGAAAAGACGATTAGTCTTCCTAGCCTTCTTCAGGCGTAGGTGTTTCTCCTTTCACGCTTACAGGAAAATTTACAGTCTCCCCTAAAAATGTTTCTAATTGGGATACTAACTCACTAGCAGTCACGCCATTAGTTGACCACTCAGTCTGAACAGCAATACCATTACTGTCATTTATCTGATAGTTATATGTTAGTAAAGTAACGGGTTGAACTATAATTATATTAGTATCGTTCCTGTACTCCCATATTGTTTCAAACGCTTCTGTGTTTTGTAAAAATGTAAAGTCTGCCATTCTATTCTTCCTCTGGTATTTTAATTACTTTTTTTATTCTTTCTAAATCATCTCTGATATCTCTTATATCTTTTATCAGAGTGTAAAATATTTCAAACCCACTTGTTTTATAGGTTGGGTTATCTTGATTGTGTTCAGCTTTTTTAACAGCTTCATCATAGCTTTCAGCAAAGACTATTTCTTCATAACCTGTTTCAAGCGTCACATGCCATATAGACATATTCCCTCCTAGATTAATTTCATCAATCTTATCGGCTCTATTATTGTTTCTTAACGGTACTGCTACTGATTGTTTAAATTCCTTTTTTATAGGACTCTTAGGTTTTGTATCGTATCGATATCTCATCTAGCAACCAAACTCATCATATACAATTTTGTTGAATAATTCATTCTCTGCGTCACAGCATCCTTCACCACAACATTCATATTCTTCATCATCTATTTTATTTTCGCATGTGGATAAACATTCGTCTGCTTCACACTCATCCCTCTTACATGTTTCCTCATCGCATTGAATGTCTAACTCGCATTCGCATTCACATATAAATTGTTCCATAGATTAAATCCTCCTGTGATACTATTATACAATAGTTTGAGTAAATTTGGTAAGGTTTATTTTCTTTTATATATTGAACCACCTAATATTACTTTGATGGTTCCAATTACAAAACGAGTTACTTTAATTAGTATGTTGCTTATCATTTGATAATCTCCTAAATGTTTAGATATTTAATGAGCTTTGATACACTACTTACTTTCTTAGCTACCTTCTTTGAATATTTAGCACGGCTTCCTACACCACCTGCCTTACGTTTCTTTCTATTAGTCGCAGCTTTCTGACCGGGTGTTAGGCTTCTTCGCACAGACTTAGGCAAGTATCTACCTCGCTTCTTCTTAGGTTTCTTTTTGTCACCTTCAGAAACGTAGTCCCAATCTTGGTCAGTCCATCTACTGAGAGACTTCTGTGACTTCTTCTTAGCCATTAGTTCCTGTAGCCTCCTCCGGCTTTCTTATATCGTTGTGCAAGAAGTTGTGCCTTCCTAGCAGACCATTGTCCGGGTGCACCACCTTTACTACCAGCTTTGATTCTTTGAAACATTCGTTTCCTCATGCCCGGTTTAGTATAGTTCCCTGCTTTATTTACAGTAGACTTCTTTTTCTTTTTTCGCTTTTTAGCTTTTTCTAGTATTTGATTAAATATTATTTGTGCGTAATCCATTTCATCCTACCATTTAGATTTGTCTGCCCAGTAAGCTGCTGACATCTTACCACGCTTTATGTTTTTTCTATGTCGTGCTTTAAATGACTTTCGTTTCTTTTTCATCTTTTCAGACTCACCCTTCTTTGGATCGCCTGCAGTCTTTGCACCTTGTTGTCCGTAACGTATAGTTTTTATTTTGTTACCCTCTTTAGCTACAACTATGTGTGATTTAGTTGGGTGCTTAGGAGTTCTCTTAGGTTTATTATAACCTTCTACTCCAGCTCTTTCAAGACGAGGATCTTTTTTCCTACCACCCTTCTTTTTTGCTTTACTTAATTCAAGTATAGCTTCCTTTACAATTTGTTTTACCGGCGTAGCAGTTTGTAAACTTGATTTAATTCCTGACATGCTTGTTATAGGTCTTTCAAATTGATACTTTTGACCATCTACATCAGCTCCAATGATTCTTGATGGTGCTCCCTGTTCCTTTACTTTCCTATCATATTCAGGACTAGTATCATATATTGGCTCTATGTACGATGGTTTAAGAGTGTCCACACCTCTCCTACCCAGCTCTCTGTCAGTTAAGCCATCACCTATCTGTTGATTACTAGGAGATGGTTGTTGCCCTTGCTGTTGTACCTTTGCTTGAAAGTCAGCTATCTCTGTAGATAAAGAACCATACGTATCTTGAATCCCCTGCCCTATTTGTGCCATTTGATCATTTATACTATTTTGTAAATCCTGTCCAAACTTCTGCATCTCATCCATAGCTGCTTTTTCATCCGGATCATCTGTTCCTTGGCTTAGTAAATATGCCCCACCTAAAGGTGCCGCAAACAAAGCTGCTTGTTTTTTAGTGAAACCTTTCTTAGCTGTATTCTCTAAAGTTTCTTTTGTGACATCTTTTGCGTTTTTCTTACCAAATAGTTTTCCTACGAACTTAGCTAGCTTAGGAGCTATTTTTAAAAAAGCAAAGGGAGCAGCTGTCCTAACTGCCGTAGACCCTGCAACAGCAGCCAGTGCAGGCACGATAGGAGCTACCTTCTCCAGATGTTCGCCCCCGCCTTGTGGGGCTCTAACTAAAAAATCTTGAAAGATTTCTTTGGACTTGACCAGATCACGATCTTCTTTTTCATCATACATTATGTGAGTGATTGAGGCTTCTAAGTTATGTAGTGAATCAGATATCTTATTCTGAATCCATCCCGGTAGTTGATCTTCATCTTCTAATATATCGTGCATCATAGATGCTAAGTCAGATACTCTATCTAATTGTACTTTAGCCATAGCACCTTCATCTTCAGCTTTCTGCAACCATGCTTGATATTTCTGCATGCTCTTTTGTACTCGTGAAAATGATCGTGGAGTTTGACTCATCACTTTAGGGTTTATTCTTGCTCTCTCACCAAACTCACCCGCCTGTCGTGCTTCTTGCCTTGACCTATATGGTTTTGATGGGGCTTGATCTTTTATTTGTGGTCTTCTCCCACTTGGTCTCCTTGAAGTACCCGGTGCAAATCCACCATAGTCAAAGCCGTCTTGTTTCTGCATGTTCTTTAAATAAGGTGAGCCCTTTGGTTGTGCTGCAGGATTATCTCTAGCAATTCTAGCTTGAGCTTCTGCAAGTGTTGGTCCCGGTTTAGTGAACTCTCTCTTAACTGGTGTACCAGCATCAGTTATTGTAGTAACTTGATAGTCTTTAGGGGATTTAGATGGGTTGTAGTTAATGGTATCCCCTGCTTTGACACCACCATAATCTGAAGGGTCTACAGATATTCTATATGGACTAGTTCCAGAGCCGCTTACAGTCCCGACTAGTTTACCTTTATCAGCACCAGTGCCCGCCTCAACTTTAATTTGTCTAGCACCTATGCCGCCAAACTTTCCACCCGGTGGTGTTACTTGATCTTGTGTCTGTCCCGGACCCGGAACAAACTCTTGTGTTTGACCTCTACCTGCTGGTGTACCTCTCATACCCGGTTGGAATCTTAAAGGCACTCCAACTTCATCAGGCTGATCAGGCGTTACTTTAATCGGCTCCATGGACTGGTCTTTGGTTGCACCTTTACCTGCTTCATATGTTTTACCAGCATCAGGTCTGCCCCCCGGTTGAGATGCTAATGGAACTCCTGCAGGGTCTGTTGCTTTAGGATCTACTGTAATAGACTGTATTTTTTCGGGATCAGTATTTAAATCTTTAACATCAAGACTTCTTTTTCCTTGTTTATCTAGTGCGTTCTTTACTTGCACATTATAAGACTTATCACCTAATAGAAAGTCAGCGATTGCTTGCTTTGACTTACTATCTAAAGTATCAAATTTAGGGTTCTTACTCGGATCAAAATTTACTCCTAATCCTAGTTTTCCTCCTGCTGATTCAGCAGATAATATAGCTGCTATAACATCTTTCCCTTGTTTCTCATAAGTATCCTTGACCCAATTTGCTGTAGCCTTAGCTCCACCTTTAATAGCATCTGCCCAACTATCTGGAATATCAATACCACCAAACTTTTGCTTTTGTATAAATACTTCTTGCACAGCTTCCTTAACAATAGATTGTACATCAACTTGTTTCATGAGTGAATCTTTTGGTATGAATCCTAGATCTTCACCAGCTTGGTTAACAACTTTAGATGGATATGGAGTCTCATCATCGTAACTTACAGGTGCATAACGCATGAACGCGGGATCTACTTCTTTAGGAAAACCTAATTCTTCTAGATGCCTTTTGTGTTCAGCTCTTCTACCCGCTTCATTATTCAAGACTTTCGCCTGTTGTTTACCCAATCCGGGTACGATGGACTCTCTTTTTGCCATGATTATCCTCTGTAAGTTTCTGCCATTCCACCTGTAGCTCTCTTAGGCTTTTGTCTAAATGACCTTGCCTTTGATGGGAGGTTTCTACCTCTACTTCTTTTTTCAGTAGTCTCAGTGAATGTAGTAGCACCTCTACCTAAATCAGTCTGTTTAAATGTTCTCTTCTTAGAAATAGCTCTGCCCTGTTTGCCTTTTGCTTTCTCTAGTGCAAGAGTAGCAGCTTTAATTATAGCAGCTTGTATATTCTTCCTAGGTCTAGGAGCAGTCTTTCTTTTAGCAGCTGGTGCTGGCTCTTTATTTACTTTAGCTTTGTCTATATTTTTCATGGAGCCTGCTCCACTTACAACTGGTTGTTGCATACCTACACCCATGTTAGCTGGTTTAGTTGCAGATGTAGTCATAGGAGGTGCTTGCTTTTGTAAATTTTTTGCCATAGGTTTAGGACCCGCCATCATTTGTTTTCGGCTTCTACCAGCCATTGCTGGTTGTGATCGTTGTGATCCACCACCACTAGTTCCAAATTGACTTCCCATACCCGGAGTAGCTGCTCCGTAGCTTTGTGGTTGTTTTGATACCCAAGTTTCTTTTCGTACATCCCACACCTTACCTTTATTTAAAAATTCAGATACTACTTCTTTAACGATAGATTCTTCCATTCTGCCTGAACCAAATGCGTAAGCACTTGCTGGTCTTTTAGGTCTTGATGTGCCTGTTTCTTCAGAGGAGTCTCCTGCACCTATGTTTAATTTAGCAGTTTCAGTTCCTCCCACTCTAGCACCGGGACCTCTTGCCATATCGAAGTCTCCTCTAGTAGATTGAAATACTGCGGGGTCTCTTCTTCTAGTTGAAGATCCTGTTCCAGATCCACTTCCAGCCACTGATCTTTTTACAGATTCAGTTCGTGTTAACGGGCTTGATGTGCCCTCGCCCATGCCTTCACCAGATGGACCAAAGCCGCCTTGAGCTCTGTATCCCGACAGTCCAGCGTCTCCGCTGCCTCTACCTAATCCACCATATTTACCTTTAGGTGTTCTCTGCAAAGATCCTGCTCCTCCTCTACCTGCTTCTTCATCATGAGCATCCTTACGGAGTTCTAGCATAGCTTCTTTAATTATTGATGTGTATGTTGGTTTCTTATTACTCACTTGTAAAAGCCCTCCCATTTCTTTGTTTTTACCTTTACTATCTATGTTAGGTAAGTTTTCGCCTGTAGGTTTTTCCTCTCCGTAAACAACGGGAGTAGCATCCTTTGTTTTTCCTAATATTTTTTTTGTTAGACCTTCAGAAATTATTTCAATTCTTACGTCTGGATATACATCTTTCTTCATATTATATTATACTAACTCCTTCATCTTATTCAAAAATAATTGTTTAGTAATTGCAGGTGGGGGATTCTTCCTTCTGCCCTCAACCTCTTGTGCTTTTAGTGAAAGTTCTTGTGTTACTACCCCAGCTCTAGATGATCTAGCTAAAGTAGGTTCTTTTTTTGACTGCTTAACGTAAACACCTTTTTGACCTTTTTCATCATAAGTTCTACCGGCAGTAAACTCTTTACCAGTTTGAGGATTGTATTCACTTCTACTAAGCACACCCTGTCCAACATATGGTGTAGCAGCATCTCTAAATCTACCGCCCTCAACTTTATCAGTCCTAGTTCTGAACTTCATTCCTCCCCTATCTTCATCACCAAACTCCGTAAGTCGTGTTTCTCTTTCAGCTTTTTTAAGACTTCTTTTAATTTCCTCTGCAATCTTGTCCCTTCTTTTATCGCCGGGACTACCATCCGTAAATTTTTTGTAGCCCTCTTTTTTAGCTTGTGCAGTTGCAATAGCTATTGCTCTAGATTTATCAGAGTCATCTTCTTTAATGATCCACTTCATAAATAGATCTTTATAGGATGGGACTTCACCTTTAGTTAAAACAATTATATTTTGTTCGGGAGCGGGGTCGTGAGATTTTGTTAAACAACTGCCATCTACACATGACCCTTCCGCTTTATCACCTTTAAGTAATTCAAAATGAGCGTTCTGATTTACTCCCTTTTCACATATTGTTACTTCTGCTAGCTCCATGTCATCTACTTGTAATATGGTGCTACCATCAGATTTATTTATTTGTTTACTCTGAGTGGCACTACCAGCGATTGAGTATGATTTCATACCACCTTTTTCAATTTGATCTCTCACTCTACCTGATATCTTTGTGTCATCTCTTAGTTCTGCTATAAAGAATAAACCCTTGTCGTCTACACCACTCTTAAATATGTTACCAGACTTACTTATGTATGCTGGGAGTGCGTGTCCTACTTGAACATCAGAGTGCATAACCATTACGTTTCTGCCTCTAAAGTTCTTCATGTACTTCTTAAATGCTTTTTTAAGAGCGTCTGTAGTGATCAGATGCCCTTCTCTATCAACAACTTCTACTGATGCGGGACCTCCAACAACCATCATATCGTAGTCACCATCGTCATTTTTTAAGGCTTCACACGCTTCCATATATTCAACATCACTAGGAAAGGCTCTGTGTAAAGTAATCTTCTCTGCAGGAGATGCTAGCCCAGCTACGAATAAACGCTTGTATTCATCTATTGCATCAGCAATATCATCAAGTGTAGTCCTACCAGCTTGTGCTTTTTCAAGAGAAATAATAGTCTCGTCTTCAGACGAAAGCCAGCTTTTATATTCAGTATTACTAGCCATAGTAACCATTGTTTCTCCTATCCTACAGGGGATGCAACTCCCCAAATTACACCTTCGTAAGTTGTACTAGCTCCACTACCTATTACAGAAACATTTTTTCTGAAGTCTAATGGATGTGTGCTAGCAAAGAAGTTATGTTCTGTAGTATCATTACCAGTTAATTTTATAGCGGCTGTACTTGCTTCTGCAACAGTATCAAACGCTACATATAATACATTCGATGCGTGAGTGTTTCTAATACTTATTCCTCTAATCGCACCTATTGGGGATAGATGTCTTGACCTTGATAGGTCTGTAGTTCCTTCCCATTGGTATGTGTTACCACCAGCAAGGTTACCATCTATGTAATCAATAACTTTTGTGTCTTTTCTTTTATCATACATTAACGCATCCCACAACATATTGATATTGTGCTGAGTGTTTGAGCAGAACTTAACTTTATAAGTTGCTCCACCTACTGGAAGTTTGTAATGTACTGATACTCTTTGGTAAGATGTTGTTAAGCTAACTGCTTCACTAGTAGCTAAGACAGAATCACTAGAATCTAAAATTTGGATCACTGCATCTCCTGATGCTGATGCACCTCTTACCATTCCTTGTGCACATAAATATGCATCTGAACTTCTTGATGTGCCTCCAGCTAAAGTATCTGTAGTGACAGTGAATCCCTCTTTAGCTGCTGAGTTATCTGGGTTACATGTCAATTCTGCTGTGCCCAAGAAAGGGGCTCCAGTTGTTCTTGATATAGCAGACCCAGCTGCTGTAAATTCTGATATATCTGTATTCTCTATTGATGGGTTTAAAATTCTATTTATACCGGGACTACCACTATAAGGTAATTCTAGATTTGCTGTAGTCGCCCCTTGGTCTATATCGTAATATGCACTTGAGTAAATATTTATTACATCAGCAGCACTTGTGCCTACTGAACCACTAAAAGGGACGTATCTGTCCCATGGTTGCACAGCGGTTCTTGTACTTGGGTCCGATTGCCACGTTTCAAAAGACGCTGAGTCAAAATAATCGTTTGTTATTGACATGTATTTGTTCTCCTAATCATATAGTCCTCTACGAAGCTGCCTAGAAACTTGCTCTAAGACAGCTTTAATATCGTAGATTTATTTTTGTGGACATTTTACTTTCCGTAAGCAATTATTCTAATTGCAATTCCACTCGCATCTGCTGTGTTACCAAGTTCGTCCAATGCGGCACCGTCTGCACCTGCTTCATAAATTTCTAACTTTTCGTTAGTGTAGTCATATTGTACCACATAACCGTCAGATTTTTGTGAAATAAGAACAATGTATAGTTCCTCTAACCCCATCTGTGTAGCAGTGAAAGATTCACCACCAGTTGGATATGAGTCATCAAAAGTAATGTCTTTAATAACATACTTTATATTGCCGGGAACTCCAGTTACGTCACTTGATGAACCGGGATTTGTTATTGTTAATGCCATATTTTTATTTCCCCCTTATAGATATGGGGATGAGTAAGTTCCCATCCCCATATATTATAAGACTATGAGTTTAAGTCTAAAATCGCACCCTGTACGTCAAACCTGTAAGCTCTGAACTCTGCCATTGTGTATAGCAAACCTCTGACTACAAGTGCGTCAGCTGCGAAGTAATCTCTGTTCTCAATATACTGAGTAGGTTGAGCGACAGCGATTTCAAGGTAGTCTGTGTCCAATACGTATACGTTTGAACCCAATTTTGAACCACCTGAAGCAGCCTCTGATTTAGTAGTGTCTGCATCTGGTAGAATTGGAATACCTTGGTAAGTTGCGAGAACTAGTCCAGTTCTTGTACCCGGGAAGGTCTTTTCAGAACCTACACCTACTTGGTACTCTTCCTGTCCCATGTATCTCTGTTGAGAGTTAAGTAATCTCTCTAATTTAAAGTATTGGTCGTGACCCATAAGAATTAACTTAGGTTCTCCACCATTTGTCCTGATAGACTGAATACAGTCATCAAGTAGGTTTAGAGATAGGTCTCTTCCAACACCACTGTTACCTTTTACAGTAGCAGCAGCACCGAATGTGCCTGAAGTTCTGTCTGCTGTAGTTAAGTCATAAGCTCCAGCGAACCTCTGTACACCACCGTTACCAACTGTTGCATCGTTGTTAATTGCAACGATATCATCAATTGATGTTAATCCTGCTCTAGTTTGCACTGATAGGTTGTCTGCTACAGTTGAAGAACCGTTTGCAGGTGTACCTGATAGTGCACTACCGAATGTTATGTCAGTACCAGAAATTGCAGAAATTGCTGGTGTATTTGCTGTTGCTGAACCAGCATCCACTAACATTACTGTGTCACCAACTCTTAAGTTAGCTCCGTCTGTTACGTTAGCATCTGTAGTTGAACCACCAGCCGCAATGTTTGCTACTGTATTTGGTAGCAATAGCTCTTGGTTCATTTCCTTGATGTGGTCAAGTTGTGCGTTTTCGTTTTCCAACGCTAGAACGTCACCTACACCACCTTCTAATTGGGCAGTGTACATGGCTTTCACAGAAGCACCGAATGAGGTTGATACTATCTTAGGCAAGCTTGAGATAGTTTCGATGTTTGATACATCGATGTCTGGTAGACTACCAGTCTCTGTTATTGGTCGAGACCTTTGGCTACCTCTATCTGTTCTTACCCTCCAACCAACGGTGTTACCGAAAACAGTTCTTGGGATTGCGTTGAAGAAACGAGTTTGGTTGTTTAATGATTGCCATACTTTTCTTCCGAAAGTAGATGTAAACACATTATCCGCAGCTGTAGTCGTGTAGATCGCATCTGCAGTTCCTGTGTTCGCAGCATTAAACGCTTTTGATAAGTACTCAGGACCGAATACAGACTGGTTTAGTCCTCTATTCGATTGAGCTATGTATTCACTTAGTGAAGGCATAATTATTATCCTCTCGTTTTTCTAGTTTAATTTAAGTTTAGAGATTTGCGATTTCGTCTGGCAAGTTCTCTGTTAGTCCTTGTCTCTTGAACTCTTGCATTTTTCTGAGTTCTTTGTATTACAAGTTAGTAAGTTGGTCAACTACATCGTTCACAGTTTGAGCCTTCTTGATTGGAGTTTCATCTGCTCCAAACACGTTAGTGCTCAATTGCGGTCTCTGTAATCCATTCTCTTCCTTGAATCCCATTTTTCGTAGTCTATTCTCGGATTCTTCTTTTACTGCTTTAGAAATGTCTAACGCTTCGATTTGTTTCTGAAGTTGCTTTATTGATTTTTTCAACATAGCTTTTTCTTCATCTTCGTCCTCTTCATCGTCTGCCATTTCTACTTTTTTGTATGCGTTTTCAATGTCTTTGTCATCATCGTCATCATCATCTTCTTCTGCTTTCATTTTGCCTGCGTGCATTGCTTTCTCTTCGTCTTCATCATCGTCATCTTCAGCCATGATTGAAGCTTGTTGTTCTTCAATGCTGCTTCTTGGAGTAACAGTTTCAGACGAGTCGTCAGCATCACCTATGTAGTTAGGTGTAGCAGTAGCTCCTTTTGTCGGATCTGGCTTTCCTACGTTTTCGATGTCTGTACCGTCAACGTCCATACCTTGATCTGAGAGCTCTATTAACACTGATTTTGCAATATCTTTTACTAATGCCGCGTGCTCCAAAGCTGCTTCTTCTTGCTCAGCTTTTTCAATAGCGTATGCGTCATCTGCTTCCATTCTTCCATCCATTTTTTGTAGCACTTCTGCAAGAGCCGCCAAACCTAATGACGTACCTTCCATGTGCTTTTCAATTCTATCTAGAATTTCATCAGCCATTATAGCCTCCTTGTTTTAAAGTTTTGTAATAATTAACTTTGTTCGACCAGAAAAAGGTTGGTCTAAGCCACCCCCGACCTTTTTACAATATATTATAAAATACTATATTTTATAGTCACTTTTATTATACTAATTTAAGTATAAATATAAAAAAATATAGGGGTTATTCAACGATATTAGTATCTGCCTCGCCGCTTTCTAAACGTAACATATCGTTTCTAAAGTCATATAGGGGGACTTGTAGTAATTTTTTGAGCTTTTCACACTGTTTTCCCTCTGGCATGGCTGCTTCTACAAGGTCTAAAACCTTACCAACCATCCGCGAATGCTTTGCTATGATCCATTCCTGTTCTTTTGTTACATCTAATTCTTCCATATCTACCTCTTTTATATGCTTATGTAGTAACCGCTACTACCTTCGTTTGCGGACACAACAACATCATCAAAATCCCCACTTAAGACATCTTCAATCGCATTTTTTATGAAGAATTTACCAGTTACATCATATCCAGAAACTGATTCTGGTCTACCTGTTTTCCTGTTCCGTCTTAAATAGTCGTCAACTCTCCCACCTTCTTCCACTAATTTAACATAAGGAGCAGTATCATCCACATTATATGAAAATGTATACGATCCTTCTCCCGGATTTGCTTCAACAATGGCACCAGAATTTCTTAGCTGACCTGTAACAAAAGGACAGTTCTCTTGAGACTTCCTAAACATCTCAGTAGCCATAGCTTGCATTGTATTCAAAGCAGCTTGTTGAAATAGTTGTAGTATGCGTTGTTCATCCATACTATATTATACTATTCTGAACCTAATTAGCTAAAAGTTTTAGACCAAACATCAGGTAATATATCATTAAACTGACCTTTACGAGAGTCATATCTGTTTAAGTATATAATTTCTTTACCAATTTCGCCGTATTTAGGGTGATAATATAGAACTAATTGTCTTGGTTTATTAATGGCTTGAACTCTTTGCATTGCAAATTCATCTCCACCCTTCATACAACCACATATGTGAACTGCACCTGTACCAATATCTATCTCATCTATTCTATGGAAGTGCCCTAGTAAAGCTGAGTCATAATTATCAGGCACATTTTCTAAACTGTTATCCTGTATATGATTAAGTTCTTCTTTTAGACCTTTCCTGAATGAAAGAACATTTCGCATATTGCTTACACCTCGATTGATTGCAGTGCCGCTACCACCACCACTAATAAAATCTCCGTGAGCTAGCAATATATTTCTGTTACATACGTCAATCGTAGTCATAAATGTTTTAGGTATGTGAAATTCTATGTTCTTTTGATTTTGACAGAACACAGATATCCATTGATACAACATGTAATCCCAATCCATATACTTATTTTTCATAGGCGGTTTTCTAGTCATCCGACCATGATTACCAACTACACATGGAACTCTTACTTTATCAAAGTGTGGAGCAATAAGCATTAGTGCTTGTGATATAAGGTTAGCCCCTCTGATCATTTGCCCCATGCAATGATCATTGTTAGTTCTAGCTAACTCTTCATGGATGTCTCCACTAATCATATCTCCAAGCATCGGAACTATAAGCTCTCCAACCTCTGCGGAATTACGTCTAAGTTCTGCTAATGTAATAACTTGGTTTGCCCATCCATAAAGTCTTTTATTAAATATATCAATATTGTACTCATTCAAACCCATCATTTCTTCTGACTCAACATTGTCTCCAATGTGGGTATCTGTAAGAGGTGCAATCATAGACTGTACACTATTGCCTTTTATTTTACCTGTGGGTTTTCGGCGTTTATACTTTTTTACTTCTTTATATGAAGGGGTAAATTTTTTGATAGAGTCTACTAATAAATCTTCTTTAGCTTCTTTTTTGATAGCTGCTTCTGCAACTTTCTTCCAGTATCTAGCTTCACCTTTATAAGTTTCTATCTTCCTAGCCATTTTGACATGTGCTTCAGGTGTAAAGTCTGTCTGCATATCTTCCATGTCTTCTGACTGTTGATCATCGAGTAGCTCTACTTCTCTATCGTACCACTTCTGTAACGTAGTTCTGTGAACTGCTACACCCCATCTATCTTCTACCCATCTTGATAGAGCACTCCATGTTGCTCCTGCCATCTTTCTTTTTACTATCTCTTCTTTTGCCTCTTCTGGTATGACGAATGTTGTCATGCTATTCTCCTCTTAATCCTTTGGAACCCTCCTGTTTGGTGGATTCCTATACCCATTAGGGTCAGGTCTCGGACTTCTTTTAGTCCCATATTGTTTTTCTAATGACTTTTTATAGTTTCCTAAAAAAGGCATATTATTTAGTTTACCATCTTTTTTGTCTTTCGACCAATCAGTTTCCATTTTTTCAACTTGACGGGGGGCTTCAACAAATTCTAAATTATATTTATCAGGATTTTTTACCATATCTTCATTAAGTTTATCCATCTCATTTATAGCTTCCTGATGCATTTTAGCACCTTCATCATCAGTATCTTCTTTGCGTAATTCTTTACGAACATCATTAATTAAATCTACAACATACTGACTTAATTGATCTGTTTTCTTTAATCCAAAAGCTCTATCCTCTGCATTTCGCTCTCTAGCTTCCATAAAAGATTCCATATCTCTTTCTTCTAAAGATGTTTTTACATTGTTGTCTGGTGTTAATCCACCAGTTCTACCTAAATCAAACTTAGGTTTATCTTTGTCTTTAATTAAGTCTAATGTTTTTTCTTGTGTTTCTTGTAACCACTTATCTAATTTATCTGGACCACTTGCTTTCTTTTTCTTTTTTTCATTTTCTTTTATTTTTTCTTTTTCAGATAGTTTCTTTTTTTTCTTTTTAGACTTTGTACCACTGTATGTTTCAGTAAATATTCCGGGATCGGATGATACGGCAACTATATCTCCTGCACCTGAAGTAGCCCCGCCGAAATCTTTATATAGTTTTTCTACTTTAGAGTCTTCTTTTTTATCAGCTTCCATTAAATGACCTAATCTAGCTTTAAGATGTGATAAAGCTTTTGATGAATCTTTTGCATTTATAGCATTTGTTGCTTCTTTTTCGTGATGTTTACTTGCTCTACGATGGTAAGAAGCCCCTGTTTTTTTAGGATGGTGTATAGCTTTAACACCATTTTCATAATAATAAACTACAGATCCGTCAGGACGGGTCTCTCTGTGATCATAAGAATGATCTGAATATTCATCTGGTTCGTTAGGTGACTTAGGCGATGCTGATTTCGGTAAAGTTTTATACTTAGTGTCCTTTGGATTAAACTTCATTTTAGCCATTAGTCATCGTCCTCATCGTCATCATGACGTTCTACATTAACAGCTTTTGGTTTAGATGTTCCATCCCCTGTTTCAGCTGTGTATGCATCACTAAAGTATTTCTTACCCCCAGCTTCAGAAAATGCTGGATTACCAAAATACGCTTTTTCTATTTTATCAACTCCAGTCCCTGATAAGTTTCCTACATATTCTTCACCATTATTAGAAAACCATACTTGATTACCATCAGGTGATACTTGTTTAATAATAGGGAACTGGTATCCTTGCTCAGATAAACTATCAATCCAAGTAGATGTGGCTACACCTTTTTTTAAATCTGGATTTTTTATGTTCTTTGATTCTATGTTAGCAAATCTAGGATAAGGCATATTAGCATTTTCCGCTCCTTTTTCTAATGAGTTTTCCACAGGTACTTCTGCAGATCCTTCTTCACCTTCTTCTTCAGGCACAGTGCCCTCTTCATCTACTGGAATATCGCCTTCACCCTCGCCTTCCTCTGGAATATCGCCCTGTGCGGCTTGTTGCTCTGCTTGTTGAGCCTGCATTTCCATTTGTGCTTCTGCCTGTGCAGCTTGCATCTCAGCTTGTTCAAGTGCTAATGCTTGTTGCTCACCCTGTAATTTAGCAGTAGGAACCGGTTGACCGCTGACAATAAAGTCAAGTTGATCTACTTTAAGGTTGTTACCAGCAAGATTAACATCAAAACCCATCCCTAACATTTGAGCTGCGATTGCTGCTCTTTGTTGTGATTGAGCAATTCTAGTAGCCTCTGCTTTTTCTTCAGGGTTAGGTAATACTAGTTTCCAGTCTGTAATACCGAAGTTATCTAATATAGCAGGAAATACTTTTTCCATTATTTGTCGTTGATCTCTTTCAACAACTCTACCCATCACAGTTAATTGCGATGTTTGTTGTGTCAAACCACCGAATGAATCAGGAGCACCCTGCCACATTGGTGCTACACCCCATATAGCAGATACTCTTTCTCGTATCTCCGCTCTCACAGGTAAATAATCCATCTCTTGTAATGTATGGAATAGTCTTACCATGTCAACTCTACCTCTATTTGTTCTAGAAGATACAGCAATCATAGGTATGTAGTTAGGGTCTTGCCTTGTTTTTGCAGCAAGTGCTTCACGTTCTCTCTTTAAACTTTCTGGATCATCTGTAGTTACCATAACCATAGATGCGGGCATTTTTCTTTCAAAGAAATATCTGTATAAGTTTCTATCCATACCAATTAAAGTTAGAGCTTTTTCAAATATTGTTAAAATAGGTGACCAACCATAAGTTTCAGTTGGGTTGAACTTAGATAAATGTACAATCTCAGTGTCTAAAAAGTAATGTACTTCTGTTCTGTATAAATATCTATACATAGCAGGTTGTAGTTTTTGTTCACAATCTTCTTCAGGACATTCTTCTGGAGATTCTTTTATTTGTTCTCTGTGTAGTGGGCAGAAGAAATGAGAGTTTTTAGGTAAACCTGTTTCATCTAAGTCATATTCTATAAGAGCAGGGTTTATTCTTCTAATTTCAGTAACTCTTGATCTTAATCCCCCATCGCCTGTGTCATAATATTCTTTTGAAAAGTATAAAAACGCGTCATCAACTGTGTTTAAGTCCCAATGAAACTGCCTCAATACCTCTTCTAATCCCTGATCAAATACATTACAGTCATCCATAAACTCTTTTAGTCTATCTAATTGGCTTTCATCTGGATCTTCAACTAAAGGTTCAAATTGAATACCTCTTCTAAACACCTCACCTGTTATATGTAATATAGGTGCACGTAGTTCTTCAGCAGTATACGCTACAGTTTGTAAATCTTGTATTAGTTGTTTTCTATATGCAAGTTGATTTCTTACATAAGTGTTTACTATGTAATCAACACCGAATGTTGGTCCACTACCTGTATCCCCAGCGGCTTTGCTTAATTGCATCATGTCCCCAAACATGTCTATCTGAGAACCAAGTTTTCCCATGGACTTAGCCATTTCAGGAACTTCTGGAAGATAATCTCCTAATTTCATATACCCTATTCCTTAGTTATTTCAACACTATCTATAGCTACTATCTTCGCTATCGTGTCTATTGCATGTTGTTTTAACCCCGCCTTTTCTTCGTGTGTAACTTCAACTGCAGGCGTGGTCTCAATTTGTATTCGTAGTCTATCGTTTTCTTCTTTTAACTCAGCTACTTGGTCAGCTAAAGCATCATTCTCCATTAGAGCAGCGTTTTGCAACACCCCTAATCTTGTTGCTTCTCTAACTAAAGCTAGAAAACTACCTTCAGATAAGACTGTAACTGCTTCACTAGCATCATCTATCTCATCTTCAGGATCTAATTTAGTTAAATCCTCATGCCAAGTATCGAGTATTCTCCAAGTACCAGTATTATCTTTTTGTGCGACATACTGTTCTTGTCTGTCTCTTAACATATTACCTATAGGCATATCTTTTCTCCTACTATTATTATACTATTTTTTGCTAAAACTGTGAATTTATGCTATATGACAAGCACTCCATCCACAGAATTTACATGTCTTACAACCAGACTCCATTACTATGTTAGGTTGATCACAACACACTGCGTAAAACATTTCTTCACTAATTGGAGCATCCATTTCATCAAAGAAGTCTAATTGCTCTTCTTTAGTATTTGTTGATTCTTCATTTTTATGTGCTGTTACTAATACTTCTTTATCTCTACTACCGGCTCTGTAAACTGTAATTCCTTTACATTTTGTCTTCCAAGCTAGCATGTAAGTTGTATACACATCTTCTATTGTAGCATCATTTGCAAAGTTTATCGTCTTAGATATCCCAGAGTCACAGTGTTCTTGGAAAGCTGCTTGCATTCCTACATGTGCTTCAGGAGATATTTCAGGTGCTGTTGTATAGATTTCTTTTATTTCATCTGGCACTTCTGTTCTATCTTTTAATGAACCGCCGTCAGATAAGTATTCCATAAGTTCTTCTGAATAAAAACCCATTTCTTTAGCATCTTGTTCAAAGTATTTGTTTACATAGTAAAGAGTTTCCCCTTCTAATATATTCATCTTTCTGTACGCTAAAGAGAATAGTGGTTCTACTCCGCTAGATGCATCAGCAAACATAGAGATAGTTCCTGTAGGAGCTACAGTTAGTCGGCAAGCATTCCTGTATTTTTCATCTTCGCCGTAATCACTGTTGTCCCATGCAGGGAAAGTTCCTCTTTCTTTTGCTAATTCAATTGATGCTTGATCTGCATGAGTCTTTAAAAACCTCATTACATCAGATCCAATTTTTCTGCCTTCTTTAGAATCATACGATACTCTAAGTTGTGTAAGCATATCTGCAAATCCCATAATACCTAAACCTATCTTTCTTGTAGCCTTAGTCATTTTTTCTATTTCTGGAGTTGCATATTTGTTTGCATCAATCACATTGTCTAAGAATCGTGTAGCTGTTTTAATAGTGGTTCTTAATTCATCCCACTTAATGTAAGGTCTTACTTCTCTAGATTCTACAAAGTTAGCTAGATTTATAGATCCTAAGTTACAAGATTCATTCCCTAACAATGGTTGTTCACCACACGGATTAGTAGCAATCATTTCACCGTATTCAGATTTCACATGGTTGTCTTTATTTACTTCATCCAAGAAAATCATACCCGGTTCACCGTTTCTCCATGCACCATATACCATCTTATCAAATACTTCTTTTGCATTTAGTTCACCAACTACTTGTTTACTCTTTGGATTAATCAGTGGGTAATTAAGATTAGCTTCTACAGCTTTCATAAAGTTAGAGTCTACGCCTACTGATATGTTGAAGTTATGTATGTCACCCTCAACTTTTTTACAGTCAATAAACTCTAATATATCTGGATGGTATACTGACATTACTGCCATGTTCGCACCATCTCTTTTACCACCCTGTGTAATCATAGATGATACTCTAGATAGTGTCTGTAATACTTGTATCGGACCACATGCAATACCATGTGTAGTCTTTATCTTATCGCCTCGTGGTCGTAGTTTACTTAAAGCAAAACCTGTCCCACCACCAAACTTTTGTACCATAGCTATGTCGTGAGCAGCTTTCATAATATCTTCCATGCTGTCTTCTAACGGTAATACAAAGCATGCAGATAATGTACCCTGTTCTGTACCAGCATTCATGAGTGTCGGGGAGTTAGGTATAAAATTTAACTCTGTCATCATGTCGTAAAATTCTTTAGTAGTTAACTCTACATCTGCATCTGATTTACCATATAATTTTTCAGAAGATGCGATAGCTTTAGCTACTCTTTCTAATAATGTGTTTGCGTTTTCTTCAGGTTCACCTGACTCGTCTTTTAAATAATATCTTTTTGACGCTACTGTTTCTGCTTGTTGTGTTAACGTGACCAAAATGAACCTCCTATGGTTACTATGATTTTTTATAATTACAATAAAGACACAAACCCCTAGCCGGCACCCATAATGAAGGACCACAGAAGTCCTCTGTACAATTTGGATTGGGTGCTTCTAAGTTTTTGCTATTATCATTATACACCTTTTTGTCGAAATCGATTAACTTTTCCGGCTTATTTTTATCTAAATTTGAATATTTTAATGAAGGATCTACATCATGTACAAAGTCTTGGAGATCACCTACAGCTTGCATGTTATATATTCCTGTTTCGTATGCTGCTTGTAGTGCCATTGCTATAGAAAAGAAAGCATCTCCGTGACCCATTGGAGTTTCTGGAGCTTTTAATTCATTGTTAACTGATAGTATTTGTTGCCTCTGTCTAGTATCCCTAAGTAAAAATAAATTACCTGAATGCACATACTGTTCAAATATATGTGCCATATTGTTTTTAGACTTTAAACTAAAAGATAAAGGATACCATGTTCTATCTAATCCCCTATCTTCTAACTCTCCTCTCGTATTATCTATATAACCTTTTGTAAGCCCGAAGTTTCTTGCGGCTTCATTTAAATATTCTATTTGTTCTGAATAATCCCAACCATCTAACCAAGACTGATGTATCTGTTCTACACGTTCACCTTTTCTTCTAAATACAACTAAATGAGATGGGTGTCTTTTTTTACCCACGTCAAATCCTGCAAATATATCTTCATCATCTGCAAAGGTATGTTGTACAGTTGTAGGTAAAGACCTTAAAGTCGCGTCTTCACACTTTTCAATATCTTCAGAATCAAAGTATGCTTCTGTATTAAAGTGTGGCTGTAATAAAAACTCTGATGCAAATGATTTAGGTTTAGCTTTCTGTTGTTCTAGTAACCATTCCTCACTATATAACTCTGGCATTAATACTCTTCTGCCCGGTTCAGGGTCTAGTGCTGGCATCTTCCTCGTCACAAATCTATCATCTTTTTCTAACACCGTAAGTAAATCTCCCGGCATCATTGGCGTACCCACTATAACAACAGGGACACCTTGATTAGGTATGAATAAAGACTCTGTTAAAAAATGATCCTCAATCTTGTTCATTTGCCCTAATGCTAACGGACTTTCTGGATCTTTCAATATGTCATCAGCAATCAACGCCCCGTTAACGTGCATACCCCTTTTGAAAGAAAACAATCCGCCATGCAGTATTTCTGCACTACCACCATTACCTGTATCATATCTAAACGTAAAGTCAGCTTTTGGAGCTTTGTTGGTCATCATTTCTTTTAATATCGGGTTACGATTGACCTCTTTGTTTATTTCAGATATGTGGTATTTAGCCATCGTATCACTATAAGATAAATATAAAATATTAGCACTACCTTGTATTTTTAAACTTCTCCAAATACTAAAAGCATGCCCAAGAATAGTAGATTTAAAATGTGCTCTCGGTAAAATTGCTAGATAGTTAAGACCATCTTCAATACATTTTTCTACTTCTTCTGTAAGTTTGCCTACATGCCATGCTTGAAAATATTCTGGGTGTTCAAAACCTTGAGACCATATATCTCTAGTAAACTCCCAAAAACTACCTACAGCATACTTATTACTTTTTTCTAGTTTCTCTGCAAGTAGTTCAAATGCTTTTTCATATGTTGTTAGTTCGTCACTCATTATCTTTTGATGCCATTAAGACTTTTAATTTAGCCGCTATTTTTTTAATTAATTCAGGATCATCTATTTCTTCTACTAAAATACCAACTACGTCTTGAATAAACTGAACATTTATCAATCCCTCAGCAACCTGTCTCTCACCTTGTATTCCTATGTCTAACGCTTTCACCGCATCAAAAGCTCTTTCAAAAACCAATGAATTTAATTCTACACCAGCTTTATCTCTTATCCCTTTATATAATGCTTGGTGTTCATCTTGCATTCTAGCAAGTTTGTTTGATTCAGTCTCTTGTACTTTTTCCATGGCTTTAGCTTGTGTTTCTGCTTTTTTAGTTTTCCAATCGTCTTGTCTAACCCAAGCGTATATAGTTTGTTCATTAACAACTACTCTATGCTCTGCAGAAATTTGTTGGGCTATCTCTTTAGCAGAATACTCATCTGCTAAATATAATTTAAAAGCCCTGTCTTTTACAGCTTTTGGAAACTTCTTAGGCATTACATGTATGCAGCATTGGACCATCCAGTATCAGCGTTTCCTGATTCAATACTTCCTCCGTGGGGGCTTCCGTCTGATTGTAACAATTTACTAAAATCCATACCACCCTTGTTTTTATTACCAGCAGCATTAAAACACTCTGGGACTTTGTGCTTTACGCCACCTGTCGTGCTTATCTCTTTAAATTTAATGCCTATCTCTGCTCTACTACATACACCTCTTATCATTGCGTCTTTTGGACCAAGAGGTTTGTATTGAGGGTTTTCTAATAAAGTTGCTATAGTTCGTTTAGCTCCTTCAGTTTGTATATTATGTATACATTTGTAATAATCACACCATACAACCTTAGCATACTTTGCTTTAAATTCTTCAGCAGTCATGCCTTTAGGCAACTTATCTTCTACTTTATTATCCTTTGGTTCAGGGGTGTCATAAAAATATGTTTTATTTTTTTGACCCGTAGTCTTTCTATATCCTTTAGGTGCTGCCATTTCTATTCTCCTTTACTGAGTATAATGCGATGCACGCAGCATCAGCATAATCTTGTTCAGGGAAGTTATCTCCCCACTTTTCTATTGCATATTTCATTATATCATCTTTTGTAGATTTACCACTACCTAAGATTTGTTTTTTCCAAGTGCCGTTGTCAACTAACGTAGTTGGGATATCACTTAAACATAGTGTCCCCCAAACAGATCCCACTACTTCTGATAAAGTACGCACCACATTTCTGTTCTGTGCGAATATAGGTTCTTCAATTACAGCATAATCTACAGTATCTATGTCAATATCCTCTACTAAAATTCTAGCAAAGTTATCCATTAGCTCTGGAAATCTATCTTTGAATGCTTTTTTAGTATTACTTTCAGCTTTATAAATGTTTATTAAATGTGTGTTTTCGTCTAGTTCAACTATATGAATTGCCTTACTAGACGTATCTAGACCTAAGTATTTCATAAGTTTATTGTAAAGGTATGTCTTCCTTTATAATTTGTCTAGATGTCAACTTATCATACACTTTATCTTCTAGTGTATCTCTTTTAAATACAGCTATAGTTGCTCCTACACCAACTGCAAGTGCTCCTACTACTGGTAAACTCTTTACTATTCCTTTTGCTATATCTTTACTTGTCATGTATTTCTCCTTTTATTTATTCTGATTCTAATACTTTCATACCTAATGCTATAATTCCACCTGTACATCCTGTGGCTATCTCTGTATATCCAAAATATACCCCTACCGCACTCAAAAGTCCTAACACTATAATTGCTAGAAATATTTGTGGTCTTAGTTTTCCCATCATATAAGTATCCTCCTACTATTATTATACTAAGTTTTAGTCAATTCCTTTAGTCCTTAGTGCCACAATTCTAGAAACGGTATTCCAACATTGCGTATATAATCTTAGTCTACCTTCCTCATAAGTTTTTGCAGCTTCCATCTCAGTCATTTTTTTAAATAACTCTGCTAAGCCTTTGTTAGTATTCATAATAATACCGCGTGCTTCATCTCTTGTGGGTTTTTTACCAATAGCATCTTTCATTACTTGAGCAAACGCTACGTTGTACCCTTCTTCAAACTGTGCTTGCATTGCCCCTAATTTCATTTGATGGCTTGCTACGACTTGTTCTAAGATGGCTTTATTACCCCCATAGATCGCAAGATACGCTTCTAACTCTTTGTTACTAGCACTATTAACCTCACCAAAATCTAAAGTCTCATCAGCATTTTGATTTATTTCTACCCATGGAACAGGATGATCTTTACGCTCCTGCTTTGCAAAAGCAATTGCATCTTGATAACTCCATCGTTTTTCCATTATGTCCTCCTGTTTTTACATTTACAATACCACATTCCTGTACAATCTTCAGGTTCTGTAGTCATTGTCATTATTTTTTCACATCGTTTTAGTATATCATCCCATACTTTTTTATCTCTGTCAACTTTAAATGCTTTTAGGTTTTGGTCATTCTTGTTTTCATACATAACCACACCGTAATCTCTATCAGTTAAGTTAAGATATATCTGTAACTGTATCATGTGTTCATGTTTTGGAGCTTCTTTTAATTCTTTATAGTCTTCATCTTTAATTGTTTTAAGTTCTAGTAGGGCTTCTTTATACTTGTCGTGTTTAATTATAAAGTCTATACGTCCAGATATAGGGGGGTCTTCACTTTTTATAGAAACTTCATCGTCTATATATAACTCCGCTTTCTCTAGATACTTTTTCATACGCCCTTCAAACGTACCACCATGATCAAATATTCTTTGTATTCTAGGTTTTATAGTATCCCAGTCTAAAAGTCCGTT